AACATATTACCATAATATTTTCTTGAACTTGAATTACTTAAATTTACTCCACCATATTCGCCTGAGATACTTGGACCAAAATATCCACCTGCCGCTGCTTTTTTTCTTTTAGAAAATGTAGCCGCTCTTGAAGGCGTTGGTCCTGTGTTTGCTTTCGCTTGTTTTCTTCTTACGGCACCCGCACGTTGCCCTTTGGTCATTCGTCTTGCTTTTGCAATGGGCACGCATTTTGGATAATTTTTTCTTTTTTCTCCACCACTTCTTCCACACTTCGGGTATGAGCCATCCGATTTTTTGTTTGCAATATCTACCCAATTTTCCTTTACCCATGATCTTAAACCTTTTTCAGCCATTACACCTCAACCATAGTAGTCATATCTATTAAACCACCGTTAGCTGCCTTTTTACGTTTACCTTTTTTACCACCAGGTGTAATTTTGCCTGAGCAAACTCCTGATGCGTACATATTAGCATAGGCGCTAGGGTACACTTTAAATTTTCGCTTAGCTGCGGCTTTACCTTTTGGACAAAGTTTTGCCATTAGACCTTCTTCGCTAATTTTTTATTTATTTTTACTTGAACTTTTTCTGGTAATTTAGAAAAGCCTTTTAATTTATTTGGAACTTTACCTTTACCGTTTTTATCTGAGCCTTTGGAAAACATTTTTCTTGTCATTCCACCACCCATTTTTTTCATACGTCCGCCATTCATAGCACCACGTCTGTTTGTTGTCTGTGTGTTATATCTAGGATTTGCCATTATTTTTTTCCTCCGTTTCTAAATATTTGTGTTCCCTTTATACCATATATGCTCGCGACTACAAGTATCCAAAGATTAGTGAACCATGATGGGAGCTGTGAGAACATGTCAAAGAATAATTTTACTTTGTCCATGGCTCCCGGATCATCTGATACGACTGCCCAAGCCAAAATTACTACGGGCAAACTAAGAATTATCAAAACTGCCTCGTCTTTCCAGTCTGATTGACGGGCTTCTAAAAGTTTTCCTTGGTAAGCTTCTTTTCCTTCGGCCATACGAGAGGCATGCATAAGCTGTGCTTCTGACATTGCCATCTTCGTCTTCTGCTTGTTAGCATAAATTTTACTTCCTGCAGAGACGGCTAATTTTATTGCCGATAACCACATACTAGTACCACTTAGCTTTTCTTTTCTTCTCTGGTCTAATGTTTCCTTGACCTTGAACTTCTTGTTCTTGTGTTTCTTGTGGATTTGTAGCTTCTATTTCTACTCCACCTTCAACATAACCCTCTTTGTTCGTAAACATTTCGTGGTTAAGGTCTTTTTTATTTTTATCTGCCATTTTTCCTCCTAATATTTGCTTCTCGCAAAGCAATTGCGATAGCTTGTTTTCTATTTTTAACTTTTTTATCAGATTTTCCAATAGAAAGCTTTCCTTTTTTAAACTTCTTCATAACTTTAGCAACTTTTTTCTGTTTTTTGTCCATTTTACTCTTGATTTCTTCCTATAATTACTGATTCTGTCATCATATCTTTTGCATTTGGTAAAGTTTTACTTAAAACTGTTTTTTGAATAGACGTATCTGCTCTTAATTTTGCTAAATCTTCATTTTGATCCATTTTATCTTCTGTATTTTGTTGATTCATCATTGCTCTCATCTTGTCTAGGTTTAATCTCTCCTCACCTTCTTTTTCTTTTCTCATATTTTCTTGTGCTCTTAGGTCTAGTTCTCTAGATCTTAGTTTAGCTAAAGGATCATTTGCAAAATCACCTAATATTTTCTTTTCTTCTCTAGAATATTCTTCCATCATCTCTGCAATCAATACAGCTTTTCTAGATTCTATCTTCATAGTTAAATCCATAACTTGTTGTTGCATCATTGGGTCTTGCATTGCTTGTGGGTTTTGTTGCATTGCTTGTAAAGTTTGTATTTCTCTTTGAAACTCCATTTCAACTTGTTCTAGGGACATTAAAGATATGTGTTCAAAAATATTTTTTTGTAAACTTGCCATTACTACAGGATTATTTCTTGCCATGTTAGTCGACATAAAATTTAAATGGGCTGTAATATGTGCTTGATGATCTTGACCTTTGAATGCTTGAAAAGGTTTACCACCTAAAGCTTGTATATGTTCTACCGCAGGATCCATAGGCATGGGTCTTGCTGGTGGTTTTAAAACAGAGTCTATATTTTTTACGCCTAAAGCTTCATACATATTTCTGTAAGCAGCATATAAATTATGGAGCTGGGGGTTGGAGCTAGCCAGTTGCAATTCCGTTTGGGCTATAGATATCCTTTGTGCTTGAGAGAAAATGTTTGGATCTGCAACTGGAATAATGTCTATCTTATCATCGAAGTCTGTTTGTTTAATCATTCTTTCACCACCAACAACATCGTATGGGTATTCGTTTGGTAAGTATAATTTAAATACTCTTGTCATTAATTTAAATTCATTTTTAAGTGCTGCGTAAATTCTTTTGTGGATCGCTGACATTGTTCTCGATCCACGTTCCAACAAAGCCACTGTCGTGCCCACTGCTGCTTGTTGATTACCCTCTCCTACTTGAAGATCAGCGATTGAAGCAAAACGTTGGCCCGCTGAAACCACGACACCCATAAGCTGTAATAAAGTTTGTGATGGTTCTTTAAATGGTAGTGTCATAAACGAATCTCTTATGTTACCACCTGGTGCATCTACATCTCTAAACTCTCCTGGTTGTATCGATTGTGCATCATCTCTAATTCTAATACCACGCATCTTAAATCCTGCGGGTAAGTTAGAAAGAGTTCCTGCATCAAGCAACGATCTTAGCGCCGTTGTTGCTGTTCTCGATAATCCACCTATCATGTGAATTAAACCAAAACCATAAAAACCTAAACCTGGTAAAAATTTAAAATGTACAAAGTATGGAATCTTTTGTTTTTTAGGATCTGCTATTTCGTAGTTTCTTCTTATTGATAAAATTTCTCTTGAACCTTCTTCTACAGTTACAATGTAAGGAAGTTTAATTCCTGTTTCTTCACCATCAGGTCCACGGTCCTCGAACCCTTCTAAATCTAAATTAATATGAAATTCAAGAAGTGTGTATATGTCTTCGTTAAAAGTTCTTTTAGTTCCTTCCAACATTCTTTCTTTTCTTTCAATATCTGTTTCTTGATTGAACGGTCTTGGTAATTCTATGTCTCTGTAAAAACCAGCTACTTGTTGTTTTCTTAAATCATTTTCCGAGATCTTAATACGATGGATCACGGCCTCCGCATCTTCTAATGAAGTTGCATTGTATGGTACGATTAAATCATCAGCAGGGACGAACTTAGAAACCGTCCTGCCTAAAAGATCATCATAGTAAACTTTCTTAAAGGCAGAGCCGGAAAGAGGGAGATAAAAAAGCATTTGATCAAACTCTGGTTCGTACTCTTTCATCACATCCATGAGCTGATAGTTCATGAATTCTTTAACACGATTTGCTTGGTCATTCTTTTGTGGAGTCTGCGCTCCGATAACTCTTGTTCTTACAGGTCCATCTGCAGGTAACAATTCTTTATATGCCAAGGATTGAAATTGAGTAACTGCCTCTGATAGCACGGGGTGCGTGGCACCACTTGCACCTTGAAAAGGTTGTGAAGGAGTTTCATATTTAAATCCTAAAAGATCTAAACCTTTTGCATAAGAAGTTTCCCAGTCTTTTCTTGAAGATTTATATTCTTGATAATTTTGTGCTAACTCTGAACCAAGAGGATTCAATGTTTCCTCTGGTAATAACTCAGCTAGATTATCAAAGTGACTTTCACCTTGCTCTTGGCTAAATGCTCCTGGTTCAAAATTAATTTCAACCCCACCATCATCTAATGGTGTGATTTCTGTTTCACCTTGATCAGGTAAATTTTCTTGAATCTCTATTTGTTTTTCTGCCTGCTCTTGCGGTCCTGGTATTTCAACCTTTTTGTTTGGCAGGCTTTTGTCTATTGCCATGTTTTTTCTCCAATCCTACATCTTTAACAGTATTATATTCAATATTCAACCCTTGTGGCGTAGGGCCTGATTTAGGGGGCACTGTGGTCGTTAATTTCTTATATTTTTTAGGATGTTTAAATACGAATGTCATTACCAATAATACTTATATTTTTTCTTTACCTTCATTTTGTCTTTATAGTCGTCATCCAAGGTTATAAAACCACCTTGTCTAAATCTCATAACAGCTTGAGTCATAGAGTCAACCAAATCATCATGATCACCATACGGGAAAGCTGCACACTCTTCAACCATTTCTTGAGCAAATTCTTGTTTTAAAGGTGCCCATATCA